TTGTTTCTTTTAAGAAATCTAAATTACCATCACTTTTTGCATCATTATTTTCATTAACAGCCTCTGTTTCTGCTTTTAATGCTTTTGCTATTTTCATTATTTGATCTTCGTAAACAGGGTATGCGTCTTTGAAAATCTCGTCGTTTGCTATTTTAAATTCTTTTATTTTATTTTTTGTATCTTCAATAATGTCTCTTTGTTCTTTTATTTGATCTGCAAATTCTTGTATCTTTGTATCTTCGCCATACTGATCAATTAATAATTTTAATTGAGCTTCTGCCAAACCAAGTTGATTTTTATAATGTTCTAACTGTTCGTTATTAAATGCAATTGCCTCACTTGCGGTATCAAAATCACTTGGTAATTTTCCTAATCTTTCAAGTATTTTATCAAATTGTGAAATTACGATTGCCGCTCCAGCAATAAATAAGTTTCTTTTTATGGTTGCATTGAATAACAACATAGCAGAATTTGCTTTTAAAATACCACCAGCCAATCCAATAAATACACTAGCAATCTTAAATGAAATAAGTAATTTTATTGACTCAATTAATAAATTAAAATTATCTTTTAAAAAAATTATTGTATCTGCACCAATCTTAACAGCTTGTGCCAAACCTTGACCAAGAGAAACAGCTATCTCGTCTAATGTTTTTGAATTATCTGCCAAGAATGTGTCTAAATCTTTAAATTGTTTTTTTAGTTCTGGGAAAAAACCTGCTTCTAAAATTGTCTTTTTAAAACTAAAAAATTTATCGCCAATCATTGAGAGTGTACCCTCGAATGTATTTGCTAATTCATCTGTTGCTTGACCAAATCGACCACCAGAACCAAAAACTTTTTCAAATGCTTCAACAGTTTCTTCTATTGATACAGTTGCACCGGCTTTAAAACCAAGCATGTTTCTTACACCTTTTTCTCTAAATAAATCTGCCGCGCCTATTCCTGCACTAAATGATCTTTGTATTTGTTCCGATGCAGTTCTAAAATCAAGTCCTGTTACAGCTGCAACATTACCTGTAATTTCAAGCATGTTTTGTAAATCATCTGCATTATCTGTTACTGTTGCAAGAATACCAGAACCGGCTTGTATTTCTTCTAGTGAAAATGGTACACGAGAAGCAAACTTGACCATGTTATCAAATGCTTTTGCACCTTCATTTGTGTCTTTTAATAAAAATTTTAATCTTGTTTGTAAATTTTCTAATTCTTTACCTGTATTAACAAGGTTTCTAATTACTAAACCAGCACCTAAACCAGCTAATGCATTACGAACATTAAATACTGATTGTTTTACCCTATCAAGACTACCTCTAACTTTATTAAGGGCTTGTTGCGATTTATCTTTTGCAACAATATCAATATTTACTCTTTTAGTTGCCATTATTTATTAAGCCTTCTTTGTTGTTCTGCCTTTTCATGTTGTAATTGAAAATAAGCAAGCCACATATTAAACTCTTGAACAGGCATTTGCAATATGTCTCTTACGGACATGTGTAATCGTTCACCTAATGCAAGAACATTAAAAGTGTCAGGATCAGAAACTATTTTTTTTTAAGGTCGGAAATTGTATCAGAAGCTAATATCTGTGTAGACACCCTTGAAATGATGTCAGTATCGGCTTTAATCATAAATTTTGGTTTATGCGAGAGGTCAAACATTTTGTTACCTTCTTGATCTTCAGCTTTGGCAATAATTATATCTACCAATACATTTAAATCTGAATCGTTTGCACCTTTAAATAATCTGGCTTTTTCCTTCATGGTAAAAGGTTTGACATAAATTGCTTTATCACCCTCTAAACCCCATTCAGGGACTTCAATTATTTTTACATCAAGCGAATCAAAATGAGATTTGACTCCCTCGAAAAAATCTATCTTTTCAGCCACAAATTATACTGTTGCTTCTGTTATGCCACCAGTAAATTGAAAAGTCAAAGTTCTACTAATGATACCGTCCATTGTAACTCCAACATCTGCGCCTGTTACAATTGCTGTGCCTACAAAATATTTGTCGCCACTATCTGCACCTTCTGGGTATAATTCTAAAGTTGCTTCAGTTCCAGAGTTTGCAGCTTCTTGCGCAGTATCAGTTTCGTCAAAATGACATTCAACAGTTGCTGTTGCGTCACCTCGTAATGATTTATAACTTTTCATTGAATCGCCTAATGCAGTATCTTCAACTGTGTCGTGTGTTTGGTTTAAAGTAAATCCAGTTACCTCACCAACAGTATTTGACCCTAGTTTTACAACACCATTAAGTCCTGTATGCGTTGCCATATTTTTACTCCTCTATAAAAGTTGTTTCTTCTTCTTGTAACTGATTTTCTACAATCGGTCTAGTATCTTTTTTTTCTTTTTCAAATAATGAAAAACCTAATAACAAATAGTGATCGACTTGATTGTCGTAAACTTCAATTTCATCTTTTCCATTAGGCCAAATCATCTTTACTCTTTTAGGCATTATGCACTCCCTCTAGTAAATTCGTATAAAACCCTAACAACAAGCCTTATGCCACCGTAGGGAAATATTTCGCCTTCATCAGTATTCGCTTCAATAACTTGTGTATTCAAAGCATTACCATTTCTTGTTATATCATTATCTAATGTTTCCTCAATCACTTCAATAAGTTGGTTTCTCAATGTATCAATGTTTGAGTCTGTTCCTTTGACAAAACCAACAATAGAAAAATCAATGTTACCTTGTCTTTTACCGGCAGAAACATCACCAAGAGAAAATGGCTCTCTTGTTTCATCACCTGTCTGTATAAAAACTGCAGGAAATTGTGCATTACTTAATTCTTCTGGCTCAAATGGCTCTCTTTTAATTAATTTAAGTTCTATGGGACTTGTAACTGCGTCAAGTTTTGTAATTATATCTGCAGCAATATTTTCTCTTTTACTCATCTTATACCTGTTTTATTTAATAAATGTTTGAAAAATATTTGTCGTATCTTTTCTTCGTCTTTTCTACCTATTGCAAAAAATGGTCTTATAACTTTTTTTCTACCAGCACCAAAAAAATCGTGAAATGCCGCTTTTCTATTTTCTTCCGATCTTCTAAAGAATAATTCGCTAGAAAAAGACCGAGTTCTAAATGTGAGCGACCGAAACATACGACCTGTGTCTGTTAGATCAACAAATGATGTTTGTCGTCCTCTCTCTTGCCTATCTCGTCTAGTTGATTTTGCATAAGGAAGAAATCTGCCACCATTTGGTTTTTGACCTTTTTGTGTTTTTTCAGTTATTTGTTTTACACCAAATGCTGAAACTCTTGCCAAACTTTCTTTTATTGCCCTTGGGAATTTTCTTTGAATATTTTTTAAAAAATTATCAATTTCTATTGTATTTGCTTTTATTTTTATATCTGCAACCATTATCTTTGTAAACGCAGTTGATGTATTGGCTCCTTTTCACTTGCTGTTACAGTACCGCTAGAGTCTTCGTCGTATTCAACACCGTCACGAAGAACAGCTTGAAACTCCTCTGCATATTTTTTTGTATAATAATCCATTTGTACTTGAAAACTATCTTTACCCTCGCCTGTGTTTGGGTCTCTAAATTTAGAAAGTTGAGGGAAAATATATTCGCCTAATGCTTTATAACAAACTGCTCGTCTAAATTGTGCACCTGTTAATTTACTTGAAACCAATTCTAATGAAGTTACTTTTGTAATGTCTTTGTATCTAACAGTGTGTCTGTATCTTTCCCACCATTCTTCACGAATTTGCCGTATAACATCATCTTCTGCGTGTTGTAATTGTGTGTCAAAATTTGTAATACCAAAACTTGCAATATCTGGTTGATATTCTTGCACATGGCTTAATGCTACACTAAAAACACTTGTTGCCATTATTTTTTACTTTTCTTTTTTGGTTTTTTCTTTTTCGGTATATCTCTGGAAGTATGTGCCTCCATTATCTCAAAACCTCTGTTTATCCATACAGTTTTATTTACGTTGTAATCTTCTTTGCTTCTTGTGATAACTTTATCACCTCTTTTTAATTTTACTGTCTCAGTCATAAATACTCTTTTAATTTAAAAAGGGGCGGAATACCACCCCTAATTAATTTAGTTAATTACTGACTCATTTAGCATTTCTATGCCATACGAATCATGTAATTCGCCAACACCATATACTGCTGTTGCAACGATTTCATCTGCACGAAGAGAAGCATCTCTTTGGCTTTCAATCTTTAGGTCTTGCATCATAGCTAGAGCTAAAGCATCTTGTGAGAAAATACCGCTTTTACAGTTATCAGTATCTGTTGTTCCGTCTACATTTGAAGACTCAAATATTTGTACACCTGCGATTTGACCAATAAAGCCAGTTCTCAT